GAGGGGTTCATATTTAAGCAGCTACTCATAACCAGCTGAACTGCTCTGGCAGCAGACTCAGCAGATTCACAGCTAGCAACGACGTCATCACCTACATGCAACATCCTCATGTTGTGGTACTCACCCTTTAGCACGATACGCATATACGCCGCGTTCAAAATCGTGTTTATTATGGTAGTCAGACGGTGGCCTGACGGTAGAGTACCTCCAAAATGTTTCATCTCACCAGTCAAAGGACACTTAACATACATGTGATCGATGCTTTTTTCCAACCAATCAAGCCAGGAATCCTCAAGACCCCGAAAAGCCACACGGATGACCATCTTCATCGCTGTAAGAGTATGGGCTGAGTTAAAGTCAGTATAATCAAACATTATGTGGTATTTCTTGAGTAGGGCCGCACGTTTCTCAATCTCTATGGAACTTGAATCCTCTGCTGGTTTCAGTATAGACCTGTAGTTCCTCCAGCATCTTTCCAGGGCTTTTGCAGGAGCATCGAAACGTAAATAGTTGTCACTATCAAGGGAGAATATAGCTCTAGTTGCCCCAGTCTCCAACTTCTCGGAAGCAGATATTAAGCCCCCAGGAGGTTTGTCCCATATCTCACTCGTCTCGACGGCCTCCACATAATTCCTACGAGTGAGTTGACGCTTGGGGAGATTTACTTTTGCGGCATAAGATCTTACGTGCGATCCAGCTTTTGTAGTGCTGAACCTGGTAGCCCAAGCTTTCTTCCACGATGGAGCAACAAAAACACCTCGTTCCTCTCTGACCACTTCCTCTATGGCATGCATCAATTCCTTATCTTCAAAACTAGCTAACATACCCTCAAAGTCCTCAGGGTTAGTCCTTTTCTTGATTTCCTCCTCCCAATCCACCTTTTTAACCCCCCGACCAGCCAGAACTTTCGGCTCGGCCAACAAGTGGAGCAAAGGTGAACCAGCCACTCCTAATCCTTTCACCTTGTTACTAAAATCGGATAGCTCGTCGTATGACATGGATAGTAGTGGGCAGATAGGTATCCCTTGTAAAGAGCAAGCCACACACCAAGTCAGCCAACCAGCAGCCTCATCGTTGTAAATTTTACGTCCCTCTATGAGACGACCTCTGACTTGTATAAGTCCTAGGATTTCACTGATATCTAGTTTACAATAATTGTTAGCGTCTTTTGCTATATCGTTGAGAAAAACGTTAACTTTTGTCGACGAACCTGGATGGTGTTTAAGTGGGAACACAGTCCTGTCGTCTAAAGACCCCTGGATAATTTTAGATCCGATTGCCAGCTCCTTTGAGGTTATCTTAGACCGGCAAACGGCGTTCTCTTTTTGACTTGACACGAAATCGAGAACCTGTTCTCGTGTCAATCGTACCTGAAGAGGTACATCCCATACGCGACGGGATAGCTCAACCAGGTCACGACCTGTCATCTTAGGACTACAGCTTCCTAACAATGCCAGTGCCGTCTCCAGCCTACTCATTACTCAGCGCCGACATCACCTTCTTCGACTTCGTCGTCTGGTGTGTCAGCTTCAGCATCTCCTTCCTCCTCCCTATGTGGGGTGGCGTGCTCTGCGGCCCTATCTGGGTCAGGGCCAAGCACATCGTCCGGCTCATCATTTACTTCAGGGAGGCCAACAAAACCGGGGTCCCCGAACCTCCTACGAATGGGGAGGTGGTCGTCCATTGCTTCGAACATTTCCTCCTGTATCGCCTCATCAGTACTAAGCTCACTGATGTTCATCACGGTGCGATAATAGTTGTTGACATTGCGACGTATGACAAGATCACCTCCTGTCAGGGCTGCTACACTCCTAGCCGTCGGTTCACCAACCTCCACAGTAACAACCTCAGCTAAACCTGTTCGCAGATCGCTACCCCTGCTTGTTGTCACCTCGATTATGGCACGCCCATTCCAAATACTGCATTCACCAGGCATAGGGACGCCACAGTGAGGTCTAACCCAGTGGGAGGAGGCCAGTGTTGTTTGATCGTCTCGGCAAAGGATCATGTCTGGCGCATTGCCGGCAGGAGTTATGATCCGTGCCTCGGTGAATGCGGCACTACCAAAAGGGGCTGAACCCATGTATGTTGCACCCAGCTGGCGCAACCCTTGATCACGGTAGTCAAAGTAAACCTTCGGAGCAAGGTGGTGACCGGATGCTGTCACACGGTCCGTGTGCACAGCCGACACTCGTGCTTCACTACCGAAGAGAGACAGTTCTACCTTCCTACCTGCCTTAGGCCCATCCGCCTTCACTGTACTCTCGTGTTTGAGGAGGACGCCGTTCTCCACGAAAGCATAAGGCAGTATCGAAGACCGCCCGATGTGAGTGTCCACCTGGTCCTGCACAAAGTAGGGGCGGAATGT